GCCAACACCGAGAGTGGCACCGAGGCCGCGTGAGCCAGGACGATCTATTCAGTAGCTTGGGGGCCGTCCCGGAAGGGGCGGCCAACAAGCCTGTCAGGGAACGGAAGCGTGGCTCGCCACAGCGTCGAGGGTACGCCAACCCGCCGGGCACGGGCCCAGAGGGTGAGACCTGTGGGACGTGCAAACATCATGTCATCAAGAGAATGTCCAGACGCTACCACAAATGCTATCTGACCCGGCAGACGTGGACCGGCGGGCAGGGGAGCGACATCTTGGTGCGGGCGCCGGCCTGCAAATTATGGGAGCGAGAGGAGGACTGACGTGCCAGACCACCACAAGGATTTTCCGGGCCGAAAGCAGATAAGACGCGACATGTGGGCCGAGGCTGAAAAGCCGGTCCGCTGTCCGTTGTGCGAGCGCGAGATGGTGTTTCGACACAAGAGGGGCAAGCGTCATAAGCCGCCCAACAATCTCGCGACACTCGACCACATCGTCTCGCAAGCACAAGGTGGCTCCGACGACAAGGGCAATCTCCGCCTGATCTGCGCCCGCTGCAACGTCGACAAGGGCGACCTGACCGAGAGCGAATACGGGGCCAAGAAAGCCGCGAACGACGAAGCGGTGCCGGGGCTGGGGCAGGCATCGCCGGCCATCCAGACGCAAGTGGCCTTGGCCATCCGCATGTGTGAGGCAATTGGCCTTGACCCTTACGAGCGCCAACTCGATGACGACGAGATCGACCCGGAGCGGACGCTGAACTGGCAATTCCTGTTGCCGGCCGCGTCGACGGCGTTCTACGCTTTCCGGCCGGTTGCCGGCGATCTACTGGCAATCCCCGACCCGCATGGGTTTGGATTTCTCATGCGGATTGACAGCGAAGGCGTGCTCCACATGCGCGCGAACATCGCGCCAGGAACACCATTACTCACCGTCCGAGACCGGAACACAGAAGACAAATTCACGGTCATTACCGGTGATCCACCGCCGCCCGAAACGTCGGGCGGTCCCTTAGACCCACTACACAGGAGAAGTTGATGTTTCTATCAGTCGAACAAATCGCCGCGATAAACTTTTAGGCATCAAACTCCATGTCGATCACATAATCCTCTTGCCAAGGGCGGAAGGCACGTGGCAGAGAATCTGCAAATCCTTTCGGCGAAGGAGAACATGGAAAAAGGTGCCTCGTTGCCATGCCAGAAATAACCAAATCGAAATATTTGGTGCAGGCTGGTTGGAGCGATGTGCCTCATTTGGACGAACAGACCAAGGCCGAGCTTTCAGAATCGGCCGAAGACCATCTCAGGGACGCCCGGACAGCGGGCGTCCCTTCTCTTGGGGCCGGAGCGATCTTCCCGATCCCGCTTGACGAAATACTGATCGACCCCTTCCCGATCCCCGATCACTGGTGGCGGTGCTACGGCCTGGACGTCGGCTGGAATCGCACCGCCGCGATCTGGGGCGCCGAGGACCGCGACTCGGGCGTCCTCTATCTGCACACCGAGCACTATATGGCCAAGGCCGTGCCGGCGGTTCACGTCGCCGCGATCAACGCGCGTGGCGTATGGGTGCCCGGCGTCATTGACCCCGCCAGCCGGTTCCCAGGACAGAAAGACGGCAAGCGACTAATCATCGAATATCAGGCTCTTGGGCTCAATCTGCACATGGCCGAGAACAGCCGCGAGGCCGGCCTTCAGATGGTGCTGAATCGCCTTGCCACCGGGCGGTTGCGCGTCTTCCGATCATGCCGCAACTGGCAGGCCGAATATCGGCTGTACCGGCGAAACCCGGAGGGGAAGGTGATCAAGGCTCACGATCACCTTATGGACGGGACGCGATATCTCGTGATATCAGGGCTTAGTTTGGCCAAACAAAAGCCGCCGGATGTGATGATACAGCAGGTTGCTCAATCTGGAACCCTGACCAGGGCTGGCTACTGATGAGCTTGACCACAGACTATGATCACGGCAGCGCGGTATCCGTCGCTGAATCACTTGCCCAGGTCCGGGCCCACGTAGAGGCGCTTGTCGGGCGCCTGGATAGTCTGGCCTCGGACCAAATCTCAAAGAAGCAGGCTATCGAGGATCGGTGGATCACCGATCTGCGGCAGTACCACGGCAAGTACGAAGCCAACGTCGAGACGGCCCTGGCCCAAGAAAAGAAGTCCAGGCTGTTCATCAACGAGACGCGATCGAAAACCCACGCCTGGGAAGCGCGCCTCTCGGACATGCTCTTCCCGACCGACGACGACAACTGGGGTCTGAAGCCAACGCCGGTCCCGGAAGTCATGGGCGCCCAAAGCTTGATCGAGCCGGGCAGCGACGCCGATGCCCAATTGAAGCAGATTCAGAAGCTCGCCCTGGCGCGCTCCGAGGCGATGCAGGCGGAGATCAAGGATCAACTGGTCGAGGCCCAGTACAATCTGAAGGCCCGCGACATCATTCATGACGCGACCAAGGTTGGTACCGGAATATTCAAGGGCCCGGTGGTCGAGAACCGTACCCGGCGCCGGTACGAACAGATCAACTACATCGATGACGAGGGCAACCTAGCCACCACGACGGACGGCCAACCCAAGCGCGTCTGGCGATTGGTGCAGGGCGAGGACCAGCGGCCAAGCTGGGAGCGAACGGACTACTTCAATTACTTCCCCGACATGTCGGCCAGACATGTGCGCGAGGCCGAGTTCCACTACGAACGTCACTTGATGACCAAGAAGGAGATGAAGCGGCTCGCGCGCAAGCGGGGGTTTGACGCCGACGCGATCCGCCAGATAGTGATCGGCAGCCCGCGCGAGCAGACCCCGGACTACATGGCGAAATTGCGCGACGTCGCCGGCACCGATCAGGCCAGCATCGGCGAAAAATATCACGTCTGGGAATACCACGGTCCGATCGAGGCGGAGGAGGCGAGGGCGGTCGCTGAATTTCTGCCCGACGGTGCGATCAAGACCACGCTGTTGAACCAACTGGCGAGCGCCGACCCCCTGGAAGAGCACGAGTGCGTCGTCTGGTTTTGCGAAGGGCATCTTCTGAAGTTCGGCCTGCCGCTGCTGGAGACCGGCGACCCGCCCTATAGCGTGTTCTGCTTCGAGCAAGACGACACCAACATTTTCGGTTTCGGCATCCCGTATCTGATGCGCGACAGTCAGGCGGCCATGAATGCCGCGTGGCGCATGAGCATGGACAATGCCGGCCTGTCCGTCGGCCCCCAGGTCGTGATCAATACCGAGATACTGGAGCCGGTCAACGGCGTCTGGGAACTGGAGCCGCGCAAGCTGTGGCGCCAGCACAAGAACCTGCCATACCCGGTCACAGCCTTCGATGCCTTCCACATCGACAGCCGACAGCAGGAATTGGCCAACATCATCGAGATGGCCAAGAACTTCGCCAACGACGAAGTGAACATGCCCGACATCGCCCAAGGCGAGATCGGTTCCAGCCCGCGCCAGACGGCGCAAGGCATGTCGATGTTGATGAACAGCGTCAACGTCGTCTTCCGCCGCGTGGTGAAGAACTTTGACGACGACGTGACCGTGCCCAACATCCGCCGGTCCTACGACTGGAACATGGCCTTCAATAAGAAGGAGCACATCAAGGGCGACATGAACGTCGACGCGCGCGGCTCTTCCGTGCTGCTGGTCCGCGAGCTTCAGGCGCAAAACCTGATGACCATGGCGCTGCAATTCACCAATCACGCGGCGCTGGGCCCGCTGACCAAGGTGGCGCCGATGTACCGCAAGCTGGTGCAGGCTCACATGCTGCCGGCGGACGAGCTTGTGCTGACGGACCAAGAGGTCAAGCAGAAAGAGCGCGAAGACGCCGGCAAGCCGCCCGATCCCGATCCCGAGATGCTGAAGCTGGAAGCCCAGCTAAACATTTCCACGGTCGAGTCGCAGACCAAGATTCAGATCGCCGGGATGCAGCAAGAGACGGCCATGATCACTCTGGCCGAGAAGCGCAACATGAGCGACGAACAACTGGCCGCCAAGCTTGAGGCCGTCCGCATGACGGTCGCAAGCGCCGAGCGAAAACTGGCGGCGGAGATCGCCGAGGCCCGGCGTCATCCCGAGAAGCAGACCGGTGGCTCGGTATGACGGAGATCGACAAAAGGTCACGCGAATGGCGGGAGGTCGAACAGTGGGCCGAGGAAAAACTAAGTGAGGAGCGGCGCCTTCTCGAAGAGGAAAACGCGGACGCAAGCACGGACGTTAGGTTGACAGCCGGATTGCGCCGGTCCATAGCGACGCTGAAGCAGTTGTTGGCTCTGCCCGAGAGGAAAGAGCCGACGGACACGACCCAGGACACAGGTTACGGCGTGGGTAGTGATCCAAAGCACGGGTAGACGATGGTAGAAAACGCTGGTCAGCCGGAAACCACCGAAACCCCAGCCGCCGAAGAGCCGGCCGCTGAGGCACCACAGGCTGTTGTTGACCCGAACGAGGTCAGCGAAGAATTTTCCGATGCGTTCGATGCGTTCGCGGACGAAACCCCTCCAAGCAATGAGCTAACCGATCTTGGCGAAGAGCCCGACCCGGAGCCGGCCCCCGAGCCCGACCCGGAACCTGCGCCGGAGCCGGTGGACATTTGGGCGAATGCCACCACCGAGCAAAAGGCGGCCTTCGAGGCCGCCGATGACTTCGCCCACAAATGGCGATCCGACCAAGGTCGTGCCGCGCGTGACACGCGCCGCATAGCCGAGTTGGAAGCCCTAGTCGCCAATCCTGAGCCAGCCGCTCCGGCCGCTGGTGAAGATGATGGCACCATCGTTCTCGATGAAGTTTTCGAGAGCGAGCCTTGGAAGGCCCTCGAAGACGAGCTTCCAAGCCTTGCCGAGATGTTGAAACCTGTCCTCGAAGGGCAGGCCAACAAAACCGGCGCCCTGGAGAGCAAGGTCGAGACGATCGATGCAACGATCAATGCCGATCGAATCGACGCCGCAACCCAGAGACAGCTTGATATCCTTTCAGGCACCCACGAGGACTGGGAAGAGGTCGTGGATATGGAATCGTTCCCACAATGGTTGGGCGCTCAGCCCGAGCATGTGCGGGCGATGTTTAGCAGGAACGCGAAGACAGTGGTCGATGGCGAAGAGGTGACTGACTTGCTCACCCGCTTCAAAACCTCCGACGACTACACCGCACCGGCTCCAGAACCCGACCGCGCGCCCGAGCCCGACCCGGTGCCGCCCAATGAGCCCGCCGCGCCCAGCAATGGCAGCGGCGAACCCAGCAAACGCGATCTAGCGGCCCAAGCTCGACTTGACAGCCATGCCGCCGTCCCGACCAGAGGTCCGGGCGCACCGTCGGGTCCACCCGACGACTTTGAAGCTGCATTCGACTATTACGACCAGAAGGGGGCCGCCTAAGATCGCATAGCCCGAGGATTTGGCTATGTCGACAGGTACCACAACGTATGGCGTCATCAATCAGCGGACGGCCGCCTGGGCCGCCACGGTGATGCTGCGCCACGCCGAGCCCGTTCTGGTTCTCCAGAAGTTCGGCACCCCGAAGGAAATGCCGCGCAACAAGGCCGATACGGTCAAGTTCCGGCGACCGGTTCCCTTCACGGCCGCAACCGTGCCGCTGACGGAAGGCGTCACGCCGACCTCCCAGCGCATGGCTTACGAGGACGTGACGGCAACCCTGAAGCAGTATGGCCGTCCGATCGAGATCACCGACTTCGTGCAGGATTTGGCCGAAGACCCGGTGCTTAAGGACGCGGCCATGTTGGCCGGCGAGCAGGCGGCGCTAACCCTGGAAATGGTGACGTATGGCGTCATCAAGGCCGGGACGTCCGTCAGCTACACCAACGGCACCGCTCGCACGAGCGTCAATACCCCGATCACCCTCAACAAGCAGCGCGGCATCACTCGCTCGCTGAAGGCCCAGAAGGCTCGCAAGATCACGCGCATTCTGGCCCCCAGCGCGAGCTACGCCACGCAAGCGATCGAGGCCTCGTTCGTGGCGCTGGCGCACACCGACATGGAAGCGGACATCCGCGCCTTGCCGGGCTTCATCCCGGTCGCGCAGTACGGCTCCCGAGCCCCGCTGTGCCCCGAGGAGATCGGCGCGGTCGAGGACTGCCGCTATGTGCTCAGCCCCGAGCTTTCGGCTTGGGCGGACGGCGGCGGCGCCAAGGCCGGCTCCGGCACCACCATGGTCTCAACGTCCGGGACGTCGGCCGACGTGTATCCGATCCTTTACGTCGGCCAGGAGTCCTATGGGCTGATCCCGCTCAAGGGCAAGAGGGCTATCACCCCCATGGTGATCAACCCGAACACCCCGAGCGCGGCCGACCCACTGGGACAGCGCGGCTACGTGTCGTGGAAGACGTACTATGCGTGCGTCGTGCTGAACCAGAACTGGATCAACCGCCTGGAGAGTGCCGCCACCGACCTGTAGGTCGTGGGCGCGGTTATCTGACCAGGGCGGGGGGTAGCTCTCACCCCCCCGTCTCAACATAAGGACGTAACATGTATAGCAAGAGTGGTTACATCCACGGGACCGGCTCGGCTCTCAACGTGTCGCTGGGCTGGGTTCCGAACATGGTGGAAATCTGGAACGCCACCGATGGCGACACGATTCACACCTGTTTCATCGACAAGGTGATCGTGTTCACCTCTGGCGGCGTTGGCGAAGTCAAGAAGGGCGACACCCTCACGGGTGCCACCTCCGGGGCGACGGCAAAAATCCGCCAAGTGATCCTCGACAGCGGTACATGGGCCGGTGGCGATGCTGCTGGTTGGTTCATCTGCGACGTGGATGACATCAACGGCACCATCCAATCCGAGAACGTGAACCAAGCGGGTTCCGGCACCCAGGACAATATTGCCACCGTGGTGGTGGACGTCGAGTTTGGCGTCGACATCGACACCGAAGTGGCGGGTGTCACCGGCAACGCCGGCTGCCTCGCGTATGCGGGCACCGTCGACTATTCGCCGGGCTTCACCGTCGGGTCCACGATCAGCGAG